GTTCTAGTACATTTGGCAGTCCAATAGCCAACTATAAACAACCGCGCTCGGTGTCGTGTTTCATCCCAGCCACATGGCCCGTAATCTAAACCAATGTGTCCCCTTTAATGTGGATTAGATTATGCTCCAAACGTAAAAACCCCCGCAACCGGTGGTCGCGGGGGTTTCGTTGGGGGTTGTTAATCTTAGGCTGCCATTGCTTCGGCTTCCATAGCGGCATACTGTTCCGGTGTCATAATGCTAATGTACCCCTTGGCTAAATCGTGGTTAATCTCGCTATGGCCGGTTATTGCGCCGGTGTCCGTTTTGGCCATAATAGCACAATAGTCCGCAACAGTCATGCCTTCCTTGTAAAGGCTAAATGCCGTCCAGCTCAGGGTGTTTTTCTTTTTGGGGTTGGGTGCTATAGCCGTAATAATGCCGGTTTTGGCTACCTTGGCATTTTTGCCGGGGGTGGCGGTTGCTGCCTTGGCGGTTGCGGCTTTAGCTTTGGCGGGGGTAGCGGTTGGTTTAGTGCATGCCGTTTTACAAATAAATTCGCCGTCCAGGTTTGGTAATGCTTTGCCCTTTTTAACGTGGCATTTGCATTCTTTGCAAAATACCATGCCCTTAGGGGCATTGTCCGCGGTTGGGGTAAATGTGGCGGGCTCCGGGCTTTGTGTTGCGGGGGTTGTAACGGGGGTTTCCATTTGTTGCCTCCTGTCTTAAGTTATACAGTACATATATGTACTGTTATGGAAAATATACCATTGTAATATACAAAATGCAACCGATATTATATTATTTATTTTTAATGGTTCGTCGGTCGCCGTTTGTTGGGTAATATGCGCCATACGTGGGGTTATATATGGTAAAAGTATACGTAATTAAAAATATGGTTGTATAGGTTAAATTGTGTAGTAACGTTAGTCATGTGTTTTGATAATTATAAACTGTTTGGTTAACGGCCTGACAGGTAAAATCGTCGGAACATTTTTTTTTTTTTTTTTTTGTACCCCCATATAGTAACGTTTTGCCCGTTTGTGGTGCGGCGGTTGGGACGGCCCTTGTATTAGTAAACAACCATTAGTCACCGCTAACCTATCCGCTCCACATTAAAGCCGACCGGCGAACGGCCTTCCTTAATTATCCAATCCCAATATTAATTTGATTAATTAAATAATTGCAATGTTAATTCAACGGCTTATAATGTATATTATGTAAAGTACACGGTCGGGTGTTAGTATACGCTAATAGAACGGCCTTTGGCGCGGCATACGTAACCATGTACCTGCAACCATGCTATCTTAATAAGAGTTCTTAATTAAGTATGTTTTAATGTAGATATCTTTTAATGATATCCTAATGGGTATCCGCCTACGTAAATCCGCTCTAATCTGCTGCATTTGGCGCATGGCGGGCGACGTGCGGCGGTCGATAGGGGGGGGCCATACCTTTTCCATCGTATTTTTATTTTTGCCTCAACCTCTCTAATCCCCCGTCCAATTTTCAGAAACATTAAAATTTCCTAATTAGCCACTCGCCATACCTCCCACCCCATACCCAGATTTTCGATCAACCTACCACAAATTAACCAAAAATAATAATATTTTACTTGCTTCTAACGTCGAGTCATGCTAAACTTCCATTAAAAGAGGTGTAGCTATGGCCGCTGAAACTCCACTCCAGTTAACGCGCGACGCAAAAGCCGCCATCCAACTCGTTTTCGAGAACCTTGGCGGAGTCCCACGTCTCACAGAATGGGCCAATTCTAGCCCGCAAACACTCGCTTCATTCTATACCCAGATCTGGCCTCGCATAGTACCAAAAGACATCAAATCCGAAATTACCGGTGCTGAGGGCAAGGATTTGGTCATTAAAATCGTCCAGTTCGGCACAGATCAGGATGACAGTGAGTAATGTCGCGCGTTATAAAACTACCGAATAACTGGGAACCCCGTTCCGATCAGATGAAACTCTGGCATTATCTCCAGAGCGGGGGCAAACGAGCTATCGAAATAGCCCACAGACGATGGGGAAAAGACGACGTGGCTCTACACAACGCCGCCTGTCAAGCGATGCAACGTCCCGGGAACTATTGGCACATGCTCCCCGAGTACGGACAAGCTCGCAAAGCGATATGGGATGCCATAAATCCCCGCACAGGAAAGCGTCGTATTGACGAAGCATTCCCCGAAGGAATACGTTCTGGATTTCGCACCCAGGACATGATGATCAAGTTAAAAAGCGGCAGCACATGGCAATTGATAGGATCAGACAACTATAACAGCTTGGTCGGAACCCCGCCAGTTGGCATAACTCTTTCAGAATACGCCATCGCAGACCCTCGCAGTTGGAACTACCTTCGCCCAATTCTCGCAGAGAATAATGGTTGGGCCGTCTTCATAACCACTCCTCGTGGTAAAAATCACGCATACGACCTATTTCAATATGCCAAAGGTGATAACGACTGGTTTTCCCAGTTAACCACCGTTGACGATTCCAATGTGTTCACCAAAGAGCAACTCGCCCAGGAACTTGCGGAGCTTATCAGCGAGATGGGTGAAGAAGAAGGAACAGCGTTTTTCCGTCAGGAATACTACTGTTCGTTCGAAGGCGCGATTTGTGGGAGCTACTACGGTTCGCAAATGGAGGCGGCTGCCGCTGAGGGACGGATCACCAACGTGCCGTATGACGCGAACCTGCCGGTCATTACGGCGTGGGATTTGGGTGTCGGGGACGCTACGGGAATCTGGTTCTTCCAGGTATATGCGACGGAAGTGAGGGTAATTGATTACTATGAAACATCTGGCGAAGGATTGCAATATTACGCCAAGTATCTCGCAGGAAAGCCCTACGTCTATTCTCAACACATCATGCCCCACGACATCAGAGTCAGGGAGCTTGGCACCGGAAAATCCCGATACGAAACCGCAGAAAGACTCGGCATCAAGCCAATCTCAATCTGCCCCTCGCTTCCGGTGGACGATGGGATCAATGCTGTCAGAAGCGTCCTTACGAAATGTTATTTTGATAAGAAACGGTGCGCCCAGGGCATAGAGTCACTGCGCTCGTACCATAAAGTATACGACGACAAACGCAGGGAATATAAGAACACGCCATACCATGATTGGACCTCACACGCTGCCGACGCTTTTAGGATGTTTGCCGTAGGTCATAAGGAACGACCCAAGACCCGTTCAGTGTCGGCTATGATGGAAAGTATTAAGTTCAAGGGAGTGTGGTAGTGGCGAAGCCAACGAGGAAAGAACAAGAGATTATCGATGCCGCTATGAAGCGGTTGGAGCGATGCGTTAAGGCCGATGAGGATAACCGCGCCGAGGCAATCGATGATCTAAACTTCATTTCTGGCTCCCAGTGGGACGAGGGAGAGAAGCAACGCCGCGCCGATAAGGGCCGTCCTGCCTTGCAGATTAACCTCCTCGACAAGTTCTGTACCCAAGTCGAAGGGGATATGCTACAGAATTCCCCGTCTATTAAAGTTCGTCCTGTAGACTCACGAGCTGATATAAATATCGCCAAGATCCGTCAGGGTATCATTTCTAACATCGAATACCTTAGCAATGCTAAAGGTGTCTATGGTTACGGCGGTAAACAGATGGTGCGCTGTGGATACGGCGCATGGCGAGTGTTGACCCGCTATACTGAAGAGAATCCCTTCCTTCAGGAAGTTTATCTTGAGTCTATACGCAACCCGTTTCTGGTTTACCTCGACCCGGATAGCAAGGATCAGAATTACGCCGACGCGAAGTATGGATTTATCCTTGATCGGATGACCGAAGATCAGTTCAAGGAGAAGTACCCGAAAGGTAAATTTCCATCGGCGGAGTTGAAATACGGCCAAGGACTTCAGGACGAGCACTGGTACGACGGCGATAACATAACCGTTGCCGAGTACTTCACAGTCGATAAAGAGTCCGTCGAGTTATTACAGTTATCTGACGGTCGGGTAGTTGACCAAGAAGAGTATAACGAGCTAAAGAAGGAATGGCTCGATAAGAATAAAAATATTATGCAAACGCTTGACTACCAGCTTAATACGGCAATCAAGCAAATAGCTGAAAACCCCCCGGTTGGCGGGGCACCGCCGATGGAAGGGGAACCGGGGGGTCAACCGGCTCCGCCAGTGGCGGCAGGAGGACCACCTTCTGACCTCTTAGTGGGACAGCAACCCCAGGCCGGTCCCCCTCTCGAGTCTCCTCTAATAGAGCAGATTAATAGTCTTGGTCCGGACCTGAAAGTAGTCAAACGGCGCATGACTGATCGCCCTGTACTTCGACATCGTATACTCACATGCTGTGAGATACTGGAAGGCGGTTACGATGGTGTTCCGTTCCCCGGCAAGTATATTCCTATCGTACTTGTCAAGGGACGAGAGCTTAACATCGAAGGCAAGAACCACGTTTTCAGCCTTATTCGGTTCGCCAAAGACCCACAAAAACTTGTGAACTACTGGAATACTGCGGCGGCTGAGATGATTGCCCTTGCGCCGAAGGCTCCGTGGCTAGGGACACCGCGCCAGTTTGAAGGGTATGAGAATGACTATCTAAAAGCCAACGTCGAGAATTACCCGATGTTGAAGTATAACCCTGACCCTGAAGCACCTGGACCTCCGCAGCGTCAGCAACCAAGTAATCCACCGGTCGCGATTTTCGAGCAAATTCGGCGTGGTGAAGAGAACATTAAGTCTGTCATAGGCATGTTCAACGCTGATATGGGCGATGCGGGGCCGGAACGTACCGGCGCAGCGATTAACGCACGTCAAAAGCCGGGTGATATTGGAACTTCAGAGTTTATGGAGAACCTTAGTCGCGCAATACTCTACACGGGACGCATAATTAATGAGATGATTCCTGAAATTTACGATACGGAGCGCGATGTTCGTATTCGTAATGTTGATGATACTGAGTCATTTACCCCGATAAACACCACGGTTGGCGACGCTGCTCAGGCAATTAGCCGTAACCCGGAAATGTACCGAGGCTTAGATCCGAAAAAGATTACCGATATGATGGTAAAAGAGGGTCGTGAGGCGCGGTTTAACGACATTACCGTGGGCAAGTATGACGTTGTCATTTCAACGGGACCAAGTTATGCCACTCAACGACAAGAAGCTGCCGATCATCTTCTCCAGTTGGTTTCGTCTATGCCGCAGCAAATGGCAGTCGCCGCTGATCTTATCGTTGAAAACCTGGACTTCAAAGATTCGGACGAGCTTGCGGCACGACTTAGAAAGGCACTACCACCCGGATTGGTAAAACTACGTCCTGGTGAAGAACCACCTCCGCCTCCGCCACCTGATCCTGCCGCCGCCGCTGCCCAAGCGAAAATGCAGGCTGAACAGACTAAAATCCAGCTAGGCCAGATGAAACTGGAGTCCGAGAAGATTCGGGCTGACCTCGAAAAGACCAAATTACAGGCCGAAATCCAGATCGCACAACTGCAAATCCAGCTAAAAACCGCCGAAATGGGCCAAAATAATGGTCAAACACGGCAACTGGAAGACGCACTTTCCGCGCAACGGGTTAAATTGGAAGCAGATCGGCTCGAGCTTGAAAAACAACGCTTTGCTCATAAAGCAACGATTGAACAACAGAATATGCACCACAAACAGACTATCGACATGGTGCATCACCAACACCAACAAGCGATGGATATCGGCTCACAACGTCTCGAATCCGATAAACTGAATCTTGAAAAGAAGAAACTAACCACTCAGGAGAACGACGATGAGTCAGAAGATAGTTGAAAACTCTTCAGCAGATTCAATTACCATATTAACTTACCCAAGTGGAGAGCTTTATGTTAATCCAGATTTAACATTAACTGGGTTGACTCTTTCTGCTTTAACGGTAACTGAATCAACGGTTATCCCCAACACAGTATCATTCGTGAAATTTAGTAATGCCGATACTGGCACTGCGTCAACACTTAGTATAAAGGCGGGAAGATTGTATTATTTCACGCAAACCGGAGGTGGCACTGCGGGACACTCCATTACGTTGACTGCTGGTACTTTTGATGGAACAAATGATGTTGCTACACTTAATGCCGATTATGAAACCCTCGTAGTTTTTGGTATAGCTGACGACAGAGGAATAATCATAAATAATACGGGCGAAGTAGCCATGACTATTGCCAGCTAATTTAGGAATATAAAATGAGCCAAGTAATAAGCAATACCGCTACTGTTGACGATACCACTATTTCTATTAGCCATTCTAATGATCTTCATGTTGTGCCTGATTTAACATTATCTGGCTTAACTATAAGGCCACTTGATATAACATCAAGTAAAGAACTTAAAGAGTTATATGATTGGACAGATATCGCTACCGCTATTTCGTTTATCAAACTTAATAGGACTGCCATCGGTATAACTATCGATATCACTATTTTAGAAGGGAAAATCTATATAATTTCACAACTTGATGGAGGTACTACCGGTCACGTTATTACGGTTAATAACGGCGGAACTTTTGATGGAACTAATACTACAGCGACATTTAATGCTCAGTATGAAACGCTTGTGGTTTTTGGAGTGGCAAATAACAGGGGGATTGTCCTCCTTAACGAAGGTTCAGTAGCTTTATCAGCACCTTAAAAACAGAAAGGATAACACAATGCCTATCGATGAAAGCAGCGTGGAGCAGACCACGGAAGCCGCAACACAGGATTCGGCACCTGTAACCAACACCAACGAAACAACCGAAGCACCCGCCGAAGGACTTGAAACTGAAACTGCCGAAACTACCGAACAACCGGTGGCGGAAACCGGGGCAGAGAAACGAATCAAGCAACTGGCGGCACAGCGTAACGCGGAAAGGGAAGCTCGGGAGAAGGCGGAGCGGGAAGCGGCATATTATAGAGGGGCTTTTGAGGCAAAGGGTCAAACAACAGCACCAGCTACCCCGCCTCAAGCTCAACCAAATACTCCGCCTATTCCTCCTGACATTAACAACTTTCCGACATACGCTGAGTATGAGGTGGCCAAGGATAACTATATCATCCAGGTTGCCGAGTACCGGATGGAACAGAAGCAACTTGCAAATAGCCGCCGAAATGCCGAGCTTACTGCACATCAGCAGTATCTCAAGCGTATTGAAGAAGCGGCAGAGGCTGACCCAACCATTCTTGACATTGCCAATGATAGAACTCTGCCGGTTAGTACTGCAATGGCGGCGGTTATTCAGCAGTCTGAAATGGCACCACAAATTCTAAAGTGGTTGGGTAATAATCGTAAAGATGCTTCTCGCATCGCTACCCTGCCCCCGATAATGGCAGCGAAGGAGATAGGGGTTATCGAAGCTACTATTAAGACTACCCCGAAACCTGCGCCTCCTAAACGGGTTTCAGCAGCACCGGCACCGATTTCAACAGTCGGGGCAACCAGTAACTCAGTTATAGATGAAGACGACCTTCCGATGGAGGAATACTACAAACGCCGAACCAAACAAATGTTCGGCAGATAATAAGGAGACAGTCTAATGGCTGCGAATACTATTCTCACCGACAGTAAGATCACCAAAGAAGCAATGGCGGTCTTGCATAACACCCTCAGTTTTGTTAAAGGTGTTGACCGACAGTACTCAAGTCAGTTCGGCAACACAGGGGCCAAAATTGGCCAGACCGTCAACGTCAGAAAGCCGAATCGGTATGCGGTGCAGCAGGGGCCAGCTATTACCCCTCAGGCTACTGGCGAAGGTAGCGTTCCTCTGACCCTCAACCGCCAGTGGGTCGTTCCGATGACCTTCAGTTCTGCCGAACTGACTCTCTCCATTGATCAGTTCAGCAAGCGGTACATCCAACCTGCAATGGCGAAACTCGCATCTGAGATCGATCTCGACTGCGCGTTT